CGATCTTAACATTTCAACCAGTATTAACTGTGGCTAAGACTCCAACAGATCAATCTATAAAATTATCATATATTGCCACACAAGCTAGTGTTACTAGACGTGGCGATCTATTAGTGACCTGCAACAGCAATGGTCCTGCAGTAACAGACACATATACATACATAGGTGCCAATGATGGACAAATAGTTTTTACAGCTACTATAACAACATCATCTAGTGCATTGACTATCAGTGCTTTGGTTCCGTATACACAAACCTATCTAGAATTCGAATACTATCAGTTGTATTAACAATGTTCAACGCCGATCCGGACAACCGGTTATCCCATTGGGCTGATTTCAGGAACTCACTCGAGTTATCCAAGAATCCACTAAAAGAAGTTGCTGTTTTTTGGAAACAGGCTCCTTTAATTCCCTACAATGCAAAAATAGATCCATTCTATCCAGTAAGTTGGCCAACTCCTTGGGAAATCATAGTAGAAAATAAGTATGATGATTTTACCTTAAGTGTGATGATGGGCTACAGTCTGCTATATACAGATCGTTTTAAAGATTCCGCAATCACAATCAAAACCCTAGTTGACGATGAACACAATAGGCTCTATAATATAGTGTATATAGATGAAACTGTAGTTTTGAATTTTTCCGACGGCGAAGTGATTAGTGCTGATAATGTACCGAGTTTATACAGGCTTGAAAATATGGTCACCTTAACCAGGCCTAGGTAAATATCAACTCCAGTATACAGAATTTCAAAATAATAACAAAAAGAATAGGTGAAGCATGATCACAGTTGTCAAGCGTAGTGGCGAAAGAGTGCCTCTAGACATAGCAAAAATACAAAGACAAGTTGCATTTGGATGCAAGGGAGTAGATGGGGTAAGCCCGTCAATGATTGAGATCAAGGCTCAAATAGAATTACACGATGGAATGACGACAGAAACGATTGACGAACTACTATTAAAAGCGATGGTAGATTTAATCGACGAAGAAGAAAATCCAGAAATCAACAATGTAAATTATCAATACGTAGCAGGACGCCAGAAGGTATCGATGCTACGCAAGGAAGTATATGGAACATATACTCCACCAAAACTATACGACATAGTTAAAAAGAATGTAGAACTAAACATGTACACTCCAGAACTTCTAGAGTGGTATACCGAGGATGAATGGAACATTATCGATTTGTTTATCGATCATGCCAAGGACGAAGAATATACTTACGCGGCTATCGCCCAGTTGGCTGAAAAGTATTTGGTACAGAATCGTGCCACTGGTCAAATTTATGAAACACCGCAGATACGTTATGCTATTGCGGCCGCGACAGCATTTCATAATGAGCCCGCAGATAAGAGGTTAAAATATGTCAAAGAATACTACGAATGTGCGAGTGATGGTCACTTTACTCTTGCTACTCCTGTGTTGGCCGGTCTTGGCACACCTACTAAACAATTTAGTTCGTGTGTTCTTATTAGTAGTGACGACACATTAGATTCAATCTTCGCCGCCGGCGAGATGATGGCCAAGTACGCTAGTAAACGTGCTGGCATTGGATTAGAGATTGGTCGTATACGTCCTTTAGGCGCCCCTATTAGGAATGGAGAAATAAAACACACTGGTCTAATCCCATTTCTAAAGAAGTGGTTCGCTGATTTAAGATCATGCTCGCAAGGTGGTATCCGAAATGCATCATGCACAGTTACACTACCTGTTTGGCATGCGCAGTTTGAAGACTTTATCGTATTGAAAAATAATCAAGGTACTGAGGAAGTTCGTGTTCGTCAAATGGATTACAGTATCGTAGTCAATAAGATGTTTTGGAATCGCTATCGTAAAGGCGAAAACATTACTTTGTTTAATCCCGCAGAAGTTCCAGACTTATACCAAGCATACTATCGCGACTCTGCAGAATTTGAAAAGTTATATCTAAATTACGAGAAGCATCCAACAATTAAAAAGAAAGTTGTATCAGCAGAGGATATCTTCAAGAACGGTATTTTAAAAGAACGTACAGATACAGGAAGAATTTACCTTGTCAATATCGACAACGTCATCAATCAAGGTCCGTTCGATACAAAGACCGATCCGATATATCAAAGCAACTTGTGTCAAGAAATACTATTGCCTACACGACCTTTTCAAAGAATTGAAGACCCTAACGGACGTATTGCCCTATGTACACTTGGAAGCATAAATTGGGGAGCGTTCAACAACCCACAACAGATGCGTAAAGCATGCCGTGTACTAGTTCGTAGTTTAAGTAACTTGCTGAGCTATCAAGATTTCCTAAGTATTCAAAGTAAACTTGCTAATGAAGATTTTGAACCATTAGGCGTTGGTATTACTAACCTAGCTTACTGGCATGCTAAACGTAGTTTGAAATACGGCGAAACTGACGCCCTGGCCGAAGTCAAACGCTGGATGGAACATCAGGCATATTTCCTAACTGAAATGAGTGTAGAGCTTGCCCAAGAGAAGGGCCCATGCGGACGTAGTCAATACACTTATTATGGTAAAGGCGTATTTCCCTGGGAACGTAGAAATGCTGGAGTAAATGAATTAACTGATTTTACTCCAAGTATGGATTGGGAAAGTCTACGCAAAAATATGTTGCAATATGGAATTAGAAATGCTACACTTATGGCTGTAGCACCAGTTGAATCTAGTTCTGTTGTTTTAAATTCTACCAACGGTATTGAAATGCCAATGGAAATGATTTCTGTTAAGGAATCAAAAGCAGGATCGTTCGTACAGGTAGTACCAGAATACAAACGTCTAAAAAATCGTTACCAACTAATGTGGGATCAAAAAGACTGTGATGGTTATTTGAAAACCGCGGCTGTACTTGCGGCTTATATTGATCAAAGTCTATCAACTAACACATTTTATAATCCTGCGCATTTTGCAGAAGGTAAAGTTCCTGGAACATTGATTGCTAAGAATCTAATGTTAGCCTACAAGTGGGGCATCAAGACTATATACTATAGTCTAATCAACAAAGTTGGTGCGAAAGCATCAATGGCTGGAACCAGCACTAATACAATTGGTGTGAACGGTCATGCTACTGGTATTATCACCGCAGACAACGCTGTGCTTTACGAAGCATTAGATGACGATTGTGAAAGTTGTAAATTATAAAAGGTTAACATGAGCAAAGCACAATACGACATTAGTCGTCAGACTAATTACCTCAAAAGAAAGATGTTTCTGGATCCAGAAGGTCCAGTTACAGTCCAACGATTCGAAGAAGTAAAATATCCTAAGATTGCCAAGTATGAAGAAACAGCACGTGGTTTCTTTTGGGTACCGGAAGAAATTAGTTTAACCAAAGATAAAATTGATCATAAAGAAGCATCTGATGCTGTTAAACATATTTTTACTAGTAATCTATTGCGTCAAACAGCACTAGACAGTATTCAAGGTCGTGCACCATCACAGGTTTTCAGCCCAGTTATATCGATTCCAGAACTTGAAGCATTGGTCAGTAATTGGAGTTTCTTTGAAACAAATATTCACTCAAAATCTTACTCGCACATTATTCGCAACGTCTACGGTGTACCTAAAGAAGAATTCAACAAGATACACGATACTAAAGAAATCGTAGATATGGCCGCAAATATCGGCAGGTACTACGAACAACTACACAGAATCAACTGCCAGAAAGAAATGGACGGCGATATTAATGAAGCAGAACATGTCAAAGCTATTTGGTTAGCTCTAAATGCTAGCTATGCACTAGAAGCGTTCCGCTTTATGGTTAGCTTTGCTACAAGTTTAGCCATGGTAGAAAATAAGATATATATTGGTAATGGTAATATTATCAGCTTGATCCTACAAGATGAAATCTTACATGCAGAATGGACAGCTTTCCTAATTATGCAAGTTGTTAAAGAAGATGAACGTTTTGCACAGGCTAAGATTGATTGCGAACAAGAAGTATATCAAATGTACTTAGATGTTATACATGAAGAAAAAGCATGGGCAGACTATCTATTCAGCAAGGGTGTTGTTATTGGACTTAATGCACAGATCCTAAAAGATTTCGTAGATTATACAGCGTTTACTAGATTAAAAGAAATTGGTATCAAGTACCTAGAAGAACATCCTCGCCAGAGTCCAATCCCATGGTTTAACAAACACGTAAATATCAACAAGAAACAAACAGCATTACAAGAAAACGAATCTACTAACTACGTCATTGGGGTAATGAGCGATAGTGTTAGTTATGATGAATTACCGGAGTTATAAATGAAAGCAACAGTCTGGAGCAAATACAACTGCCCATATTGCGACCAAGCAAAGGCATTATTAAAACAGCGTAACATTCCATTTGAAGAAAAGAAAATTGGAGATGGCTACACTAAAGAAGAACTATTAGAAGCAGTTCCAACTGCTCGTACAGTTCCACAAATATTCTTAGATGAGGAATTAATCGGTGGATTCACAGAACTCAAACGATACTTTGACACTAAATGATCCTAATAATAGTGGCAACACTATCACAGTAGGTGGAACTGAATATGCCAGCACTATGGCCATAGACATGTCCGACTTGTCGTCATACGGTGCTAGTGTTTCTTCAGTCATGGGAAACTATTCAACTTCATCATATGGAAATATAACGATTAGCAACGGCGGATCTAGTGGTAGTGGTTTAATATATGGAAGTGGTGCCGGCGGATACAGTTGGAGTAATATTACTGCTAACGATGCCCAATCAAGTCTACAGGTAACAGGCGAAGCTAACTTCGATGGCGATGTAACGATCAAAGGTATTAGTATTACTAAAACACTCGAAGATATTAACAAACGCCTTGCTATACTTGTACCTGATCCTGATAAGCTAGAACACTTCGAGGCACTTAAAAAAGCCTACAATCATTACAAAATGTTAGAAGCACTATGCGAGCTTCCAAAAGATTCAAATGACTCCTAAAGATCCACAAATTGAAAAACTAGAAAAACGCATCAACGAACTCGAAAGAGTTGTTAAAATCCTAGCAGGTAAAATTTCCTATCTAGAACGTGAGAACACTCGCAGAAAAGATAACATAAACAACATAGCACAGCATATAACCAGAAAGTAAAAATAAATGAATGTTCGACTACTTAGTTACAGCCAGCCAACTGAAGAATTTGCAAGCGTGGGAATTAATGACGCACAAGAGCTCATTGCCTATTGCGCCCGTGTCAGCAATCCCTCCAATCAACTTAACACCGAAACATCGGAGAAACTCATACGATACTTGGTCAAGCACCAGCACTGGAGTCCACTCGAAATGGTCTCAGCCTGTATCGAAATCACAACTACCCGTGATATTGCCCGACAGATCCTCAGACATAGATCTTTTAGCTTTCAAGAATTTTCTCAGCGATACGCAGACCCTACTAAAGACCTTAACTTTGTCACAAGAGAAGCAAGACTGCAAGACACAACCAACAGACAAAATTCAAGAGATCTCAACCTCGAAGATGATATGCACCGCCAGATCGCATATCAGTGGGAAAACTTACAAAGAGATATCATTGCTAAGTCAAGAGAAACCTACGAATGGGCTGTCAGTCGTGGCATAGCTAAAGAACAAGCAAGAGCTGTATTACCAGAAGGTCTAATTGAAAGCCGTATATACATGAACGGCACCCTACGCTCATGGGTACACTTTATTGAATTACGTAGTGCCAACGGTACACAAAAAGAACACCAAGAAGTTGCTATAGCCTGTGCAAAAGTAATTTCGGAAGTATTTCCAATGGTAGGGGAATATGTCCAACCTAGCCAAAGGTCGTAATAGCTACGATTCAACTAGTACAGGATTAGTTGCATTTTTTAATAGGAATGTAACACCTTACCCTACAGAAGTAGGCGGTCCTGCATTTGATCTAATTCCTGTAGAAAAGCAAAAAGACCTAATGGTCAATATTGCTAGACTACACGGGCAACAAGAATACAATCGTATAATGGAACTGGTAGCTGTTCTACAAAAACAAGCGGCTGGCATTAAGCGCAGACTAGAAATTACAGATGCAGTACACGAAGCCAAATATCAGTTCCAAGTAGCCCATGGTCAAATATATTGGTTAGCATGGGACACAAGGCATAAATGTACTATACTAACACATCATGGACCAAATGATTGGTCCACTGGTAAACCAGAAAACTACGATTATATAGCCCAGGTAAAATACCTAGGCGATTATAGTTGGCAAGAAATAGACGAACAGGGAAATTATGTTAATTAACAAAGGTTTGAGCAACGGAGACGTTGTCAGTATTAAAATTATCAACGGTGATGAAATCATTGCACGTTTTGAAAGTGAGGATAAAGATAGTGTTACAATCAGTCGTCCTCTAGCACTTACTATGGGTCAGGGCGGATTAGGCATGATTCCTTGGGTATTTTTAGGTAATTCAGAAAAGATTACACTACAGCGCAATCACGTATTTTTTGTTGTTCCAAGCAAGAAAGATGCGGCCGATCAGTATATGGAAGGCACTACCGGAATCGCCCTGGTTAAATAATAGTTTAACAAGGAATAGATATGGCAACCCCATGGATAAGCAGTAGCATACAACGATTAAGTAGTGATCCTGGCGTTCATGATCTCTACAAAAGTCCTAACGTTATTATCAACGGACAAAAGGTAGTATTGTACGGTGAGCCATCGATGAACGGAAATAATCCTAGCATCACTTTAGCGATGTCCGTTCCGGAATTAACTCCATTAGATAAACCATCCAATCCGGGAAGCACAACAACTGTAAGCGGAGATCAACCTGCTTCAGTTGCATTGCCAGACACAGATGCACCGGCTATAACAAGCGCACCTCCAGGTACTGTTGTTCAAACTAATGGCGATATTAAAGCCTTCCTTGATGCAAGGCTAGCAGAAGCCGCAACTTGGACTAGAGGTGCCGCACCGTTAGGTCCTGGTGGAAATCAAAATATCGTAGGTATATTCAAAGATCTAGGTTGTGGTACTTGGGCACAAGATGAAAAAACTCCATGGTGTGCAGGCTTTGTTAATTTTACATTAAAAAATACTGGTTACAAATATACACAAGATTTAGGAGTAGCATCGATTTATGCCAATCCAAGTAAATGGGGCGGTACTGTAAAATATCAGCGTGGCACAACTGCAACCAATTGGCAATCAGCCAGTCCCGGGGATATTTCCATTTGGGATTACGGAAATCCCAAAGGTAGTCACGTTAATTTTGTATATGCAAATTTAGGCAGTACATTGCAATTCTGCGGTGGAAATCAAGGCGGTAAAACTGTTAACAATAATAACCCTAGTGGTAGTAGTGTTACTAATGGATCCAAATGGAGTCCAAGTATTGATAAGCCCGGTTCTTACAGTCTAATGATGATATTCACGCCTGCAAAGCGTTAAATAATATTATCCGTTAAGCGTAGTTGCATAGCAATTCCAGATTATTATTAGGCGAGAGTAGGTCTTGACGGGCTCGTCAAAAGATAGTATAATTAAAGTTATTGTTGTAATTCCTTCAAAGCGAAGGCGTTGCGGACCCGGGTTCGAC